GCCCCAGGCGGCTCCGCCTCCGGCAAGGGTGCCGAGGAGGTCGCCGATGAGCTCCGAAGACCGGATGACCGAGGACTCAATCAGGGAGTTAATCTCGTTCGTGACGTCGAAGACCTTTTGCGTGTCGGCCTCGATGCCGACGTAGACGGTGATGTCCCCGAGCTCTGCGGTGAGGCGCTGCTTGAAATCGTCCGCGATAGTTGCAAGGCCGCCCATCCCGGTGAAAGCCTGGATGTCGTTCACCTTCGGGATGTTGTTGAACACGGAAAGCCGGTCGCTGTCTGCGAGACGTTTGTCAAGCGCAACAAGCATCTCGTCGATTTCTTTCCTTGCCTTCTCCCGTTCCTTTTCGAGAGCCTTCAGCTCTGCCTTGGTGAGCTCCTTCCCGGCGTAGCTCGCCACGTCAGCGGCTGCTCCTGCGCCTGCGCCACCTTCAGGACGGGACCCGCCTCCCATACCGCCACCGGCATAACCGGCGCCACCATCGAGAGGGCTTCCTTTCTTGTTGCGGTTATAAATCCAGGTACCGAAGACTGGTCCAAGAAGGGCCTCGTACCACTTTGCCTCGGAGCCGTTCATGATGTCGGTCATCCGGTTCAGGATGGACGTGAGGCCGTTGACGACGTCCTTCATCGGGCCCTTGGAGTTCTCGAAAGAAAGGATGAGCCCTTCCCATGCAGACGAGAGTCCCTTCGTGGCACCGAGAAGGTTGTCGCTCATCGTTTCTGCCATCTTGTCCAGGGAGCCGTTCGCTTCGTCCAGCTTGTCCTTCAGGGACTGCACGGCCTCCGCCTGCGTGATGATTGTCGTGGCGGCTGCGGCTGAACGCTTGTCGGTCATGGCGAGGACCTCGTCGACCTTGATGCCGCGGGCGCTCAATTCCTTAAAGGCCTCGATGATTTCATCGAACGACTTTGCCGAATGGCCGATGCCCTGCGACAGCTTACCGTTCGAGTCTGCGAGGTTGAGCAGGATGTTCCGGAGGGCGGTCGCCGCGGAGGATGCGTCGAAACCGTTGTTAGCAAGGACACCAAGGAAGGCGGCTGTCTCTTCAACGTCAAGCCCGAAGGACTTGGCAATAGGAGCGACGACGGAAATGGACGCCTGGAGCTTGGTGAAATCCAGGGCGGAGTTCGTGGTGGACGCGCTCATCACGTCCAGCAGGTGGCCGGTTTCGCTCGCCTCCAAACCGAATGCACGGAGCGAGGCGCCCGTGAAGTCTGCGGCGCTCGCAAGGTCCGTGTTCATGGCGAGGGCGAAGTTCAGGACCGAGCCCTGCATCTGCTTGATTTGGGTGGAGTCGAAGCCGAGGCGGGAGAGCGCGATCTGCAACTGCGTGACCTCGCTGGCCGTGAACTCCGAGGTGCGGCCCAGCTCCTTCGCCGACTGGGTAAGGTCTTCGATTCCCTTCAGGTTCGTCCCGAGGACGGCGGCGAGCTCGCTGTTGGCCCGCTCGAAATCCGCGATGGTCTTCGCGGCGGACGCGAAGGCGGCGGTGAAGGAAGTTATTCCGACCAAGGCGAACGCAGACCGGGCTGCCTGGCCAAAGTCACGAAGCTCGCGCTCCGCCTTGCTCATCGCGGCGTCGAACTTCGTGGTGTCTCCGGTGACTCGAACCTGGAAATTGTTAGACCTTGCCATTGTTTATCTTTGAAAAGAATTTGTTTGCCTCTTCCATCTTCTCCGCCTCACTCAAACCGGCCAGGCGTTTCAGTTCGGAATCTCCGACCTGCATCTCGTCCCAGGGCATCGGCCAAAACTTTCTGGGGTCGAGGATGCGGTCCTTCTTGTTCACCTGTACGTTCCACAGGCGTAAGACTGCGCCACGGATGAGCTCGCCTTGGTGCTTCTGCTGGGCCAGGAATTGGATGTTGTAGGCGTTCATCGCCTCCCAAAACTCTCCCGGCCTCATCTCCAGGAACTCCTTCTTGGACATTCCCAGGAGCCCGAAGGCCCAGCCCCTTACCGTCCCGATGCTTAACGGTTCCGGTGGTTCGTCAGTTACTTTTTTTTTGCTTCCTCCTCCTTGATGCCCTTGGGTTGCGTCTGGTGGGAGAAGATGGCGATGAACTTGGCCATGACGCCGATGTCCACAAGCGCACCAATCTCCGCCGCGGTGAAGTGGACGGATTCCCCGTCAAGCCTTGCACCCTCGTTGATAGACGCGGCCAGGAGCCCCGCAAGGTCGGAAGGTTTCAGCGCTGCGAAGTTCGCAAGCTCACGAACGTCATCCCGGCCGGAGGCCTCCAGGAAAGCGACAATCGCATTCCAGTTGACCTCCACCCGAAATGAACGTCCGTCGATTAACTCAATCCGGTCCATTGTTAAGGGGTCGACTGGGTTACCTTGCTGAACGCGCCGGTGATTTTGAGATCGAGAGTCAGGGTCGTGTCGCTGTCAGGGTCAGCCGAGGAAGACTCGGAATAGCCCGTGATAACGGCGTTCCCGCCATAGGTGTCGCCACCGGTGCAGAGATACTGGACGGCGACGATAGCGGAGTCACCGGTCAGGAGGGCCTTCTCGATAACATCGTCGCGGTCCAGCTTGGTAGCCGTGCCGGAGGTGCCAATGCTCAAGAGGGCGGTCACCCGGAAGGTGACGTCGTGACGGACGACGGACTCGTTCTGGACTCCGTTGTCGTCCTTGGTGATGGAGCTCTTGGTCACAGCGGAGATGTTCAGGTCTTCCTGCGTACGGCCAAGGACCGTTTTGCCACCAATAGTGAGGGAGATGTTATAACCTTCAACCATTTTGATAGTTATCTAATTTGTTTGACAAAATACAGTAGTTCAACTTGCCATACGCCTTCGATGCACGTCTCCGTAGTGGCTTGGTGCCGGACGACGTAACGGCCATCGTTCTCGACCGAATCCTCGTAGGAGTCCAGGGCGACCTTCAGCGCGTCCGCCTTGCTCTCCGCCTCTTCGGCATCCTCGGAATACACGCGGACATAGGCGTCCGCCGTAATCTTGTAGATGTCCTCCTTGGTCCGGAAGATCTGCGGGCTGTACTCATAAACGGCGTAGGGATATGACTCCGTTTCCGCCTCGGAAAGGTAGAACGGGATGATGTCCTTGCACACGTCCGTGAGCATTATTCCGATGGATTCAATCATTTCCCAAGGGCTTTTTCATAGTTGGCGTCGAAAGCTGCGCGGAAAGCGGAGAGGAAGATGTCCTCCCAGCCTTGCCTCGCCTTCTCAAAGAAGTGCCTGGCGGTTATTCCGTTCTTGGTCTTCCGCCGTTTGGTAATAGCCCACGTTTCCGGTTTTACGGGGAACTTGAACACATGACGGGGGTCTCGCCTGGAGAGTGTCCCGTAGTTGATCCAATAGGCTTTGTACCAGTCGAAGGCACGGTCGACGTTCTTGGGTTGTTTCCCCTTCGCCGTCTTCGCGTTGTAGTAACCCATCCTCGCCTGGATTCTACCAGTCCTCCGGTCAATCGCCACGCGATAGCCGACAAGGCCACGCCAGCGGGTCGGAGTCTTCTGCTTCACCCGTCGCGCAGTCGTGCTCGACGCCTTGCCAAAGGACTTCCGAGCGACGGCCCGCATCTCTTTGGGCGCCGCTTCCAAGGTCCGGAGCACATCGTCGAGTCCGTTTATTTCGACTTTTGCAGCAATCACTTCTGGATGGTCTTTACGGTGAGGATGTTGAGCGGTGAGAATCGGTCAATCGGGTCGATGGACAGGATTTCATACGGAACCCCGGAGATGAGAAGGCGCCACCGGCTCGTGAGAGCCTTGATTTTGTACATCAGGACGTCAATGACCTCCCCGGACTCAAGGTTGCCGTCATCGACGGACTCGTTCACCCTGCGGTCCAACTTGGCATAGACGTCCGCGTACTTCGTCACGGACACCGTCCTCTGCCCCCTGTCGCCGAGAGACTGCGTAACAGCCTGCACGGTGATGAGGGTATCCAGCTCACCGATGTTATTCCTGATCTCCATTATCCATCCCCCAGCTCCGGTAGGGACGGAGCAGATTCTGGGAGGCCTTCGTCAGCACCTCCACACTGTCCGTCGGGTTGTTGAACAAGCTCGCAGCGTGCAGCAGGATCGCGGCCTTCATATCGGGGGGAATGCACTCATAGCCGGCCTCGTAGGTGACCGTCATCTGGGCGCCCTCGCCCTCCACATGGAGGACCCTTCCCTTCACGCTGTAGTCCGTGACGGGTTCCCCGTCCACCTCAAGGCTCTCGACCACGGGATCGGGAACCTTGAGGGTCAGGGAAGAAGCGAATGGAACCGTAACGACGAACTCAGACCGGAGAATGACCTTGCCGATATGGTGCTCCGCGTGATACACGGCAGCCAGCATCTTCTGATACAACTCCGCATCAAGGTCGTCGCTGGTCATACGGATGTGGCGCTTGAACTCCTGCAGGAGCCCATTCGCAGACATACCGACAAAGGTTCTCTCGGTCATGGTTCAGTCGTTTAGGCGTTGGTGGTGAGGTCAACGACGGCGGCGAAGCTCTTCGGCTCGGCGACCACGCAGTCGTCCCAGCTGTTGAGGACGATACGGACGTCACCATTCTCGGCGAGGGTGAACGGGTCGACGACCACGTCAATTCCTCCCCAGTGACCGATATAGAGGTCCTCGAAGTTACCGAAGACCATCGCGGAGCACTTCGAAGAGCTGGTGCCCTTGGTGAGGTTCGACGGAACGAGGTTGGTCCACTCGATCGGGTAGCCGTTGATCCGGTCGCCCTCCAGCAGGAAGCGGGCGGTGTTGCTGGC